AAACAGATACTTGAACAATTTACTAGAATGGTTTCAAAGGGTGGCGTTCCTAATGGTAGGACAAATGATAAAATGATCATATTGAGGGTATTTTAAAAATGATCATCATCGACTACTCACAAATCTGTATAGCTGCCACAATCGTATTCTCTAAAGAGATTAATAACAATACTCTTGAACATAATAAAGACTTGATACGCCATGCTATCTTATCAAGTCTTCTTGCCAACAAGAAGAAGTTCCACCAAGAATACGGTGAAGTGGTTATTGCTGTTGATGATAAGAACTATTGGAGAAGGGATAAGTTTGAATACTATAAAGCTAGTAGAAAGACTAACAGAGAATCATCTGATGTTGACTGGAAAACTATCTTTGAATGTATAGATATGGTACGAGAAGACCTGATAAAGTTTTTCCCTTATAAGGTAGTGCGAGTTGAACGATGCGAGGCTGATGATATTATTGCTGTATTGAGTAAGTGGACTCAGGATAATGACTTTGACCAATTTGGTATTGAGGAGATTGCTCGCCCAACCCTTATTATTAGTTCAGATAAAGACTTTGCTCAACTTCATAAGTATTCAAATATTAGGCAGTATTCGCCAAATTTTAAGAAGTATGTAAAAAGTCCACCAAGCATTCCTCAATATATCCTTGAGCATATAATACGAGGAGATGCGGGGGATGGTGTGCCTTCTGTATTGTGCCATGATGACTTTTTTGTCAACAAAGAATTATATGGTAGAGCTACACCTGTGACTAAATCTGTCATAGAAAAGTTTTCCAATAGAGAAAACCTAAACGATTTAGAAAAATCAAGGTATGACAGAAACGAGATGTTAGTTTCATTTGAAAAGATACCAACTAGCATCGAGGACAGTATCCTAGAAGAGTTCCTAAAGGAAAGACCTAAATTTAATCGTAATAATATCTTCAACTATTTGATAAAGAATAAGATGCGATTATTGATGGATTCTATAGAAGACTTTTGATACTATATAATTAACACAATAACTAAAAGGTGAATATATGAACAAAAAAGAAATAATTCCAGAGACCCTAAAACGAATCAACGATGGCGATACGTTAGCCCTATTAAAAGAAAACGTCGCTAACGGATCCTTAAAGGCTGTATTCGGGTATGGTTTTATCCCTAAAGGTAAATGGTTACTCCCAGAGGGCACTCCTCCTTATAAAGAAGATGCTGCACCTGAAGGTATGACTCCTGGTAATCTATGGAGTGAAACGAGATCATTTGATAGATTTATGATGCAGAATTTGCCCGACTCAAAACGAGAGCAAATGTTTATTCAGTTATTGGAAAACATCCACCCAACTGAAGCCAAAGTTGTTATTGCTATCAAAGACCAGTCATTATCTGAAATGTACCCTAATATTACATTAGATAAAATTGTTGATGCAGGATTCTTTATATGGCCACATGGTATTGATGAAACAGAATACAGAGCAAGAGTTTCTGGTGAGGTGAAGACTGTTGAAATCCCTTTGGAAGTAACGGAATCCAACCTACCAAGCTCTGGATCAGAGAAGAAAAGAGGAAGACCAAAGAAAGTAGTTGGGTAAAAATAAAACGGTTATTTAGAAAATAAGGCTTTACTTCTCTCTTTAGATACGTTATAATTACTCATAAATTAAATAAAGAGAGAAAATTATGTCAATGTTTAAAGGGTCTTATGATGAAAACAAAGCAATCGGAGAGTTTATACTCCCCGAATTTCAAACCAAGTTTGAGTATCGAATAAGCACTGGCGATGCTCCTTTCCAAGGAACTTGGGGTATTGAGAATGGATTTGTTCACGAAATTGCTATTTGTGATGGAAGTGTGAGGTTTGCTAATGTGAAAAAGACCGTTGCTTATGTTATGGTCGATACAGATGATGAAGGCAAGCCAGTTGTCGAAAAGTGGAAAATTAAACAAACTTGGGTGAGAAAATGAATAAATTTTTGAAAGCACTAAGAACCGCAAGTATTGCCCATAAGTTTCAAATAAGGTTAGATGGTCAAACTCCTTTCATCAATCACCCTATTCAAGTGGCAGAACTGATTAGTTCTGTTGGTGGTATTCAGAATGAAAATATTTTGTGTGCTGCTATTCTCCACGATATAATTGAAGATACTCCTACTACTTTTGAAGAAGTAAAGAATGCCTTCGGAAAAGAAGTTGCGTTGATTGTAATGGAATGTTCTGATGATAAGAGTCTACCAAAGGCAGAAAGAAAACGTCTTCAAGTTACTAAAGTTATGTACAAATCTAATAGTACCAAGATTGTGAAGTTGGCTGATAAGATTGCTAATATGAACGATATCATTATTAACCCTCCAAAAGAATGGAGTATGGAAAGAAAGTTAGCATACTTTGAATGGTCAAAAGAAGTTGTTGATGCTGGTCTACGAGGAATTAATCCTGGTCTTGAAGCGATGTTTAATGACACATATTTTCAGAAACAATGGCTAAGTTAGGGGAAATCTTTGGGTGGTTTGCTTTTTTAATAATACAAGCAGCCACTATCCCACCAACCATTAATATTATTTACGGAAATCTTGGTAGAGTTCCACCATTAGAAATGGTATTGATGATATGGATAGGATTATTGCTGTATCTGATACGAGGTATTATTACAAAAGATACTTTGTTTATTGTCAGCAATGCGGTGGGATTGACTTCTCAATCAATATTGTTGGCATTAATTCTTACAATGTAAAATAAACGCTTTACTTCTTGAGTTAGATAGTTTATAATTACTTATAAATTAAATAAACCAATTGAAAAGAGAGAATATATTATGGCTTATATGAATCAAGAAAAAAAAGCAATCATCAACAACCTGATGAAGCCGATTTTAAAGAAGTACAATGTGAAAGCAACCCTTTCAGTTGATAATATGTCAACTATCAACTTGAATATCAAGTCAAGTGCCTTCGACTTTGTAGGTATCTACAACAAGAAAAATCAAGAAGAACAAAATAGAAAATACCCAAACGAAACTTTCTATGCTAGAGAAAACTTCACCTTGACAGATGGTTGGATAGCTGATTCTTATGAAGGTCAAGAGTTAGCGTTCTTTGAAGAAGCGTTTGCTGCATTAAGAAGTGCTGGTTATTATAACAATACCGACTGTCAAACCGACTATTTTGATACTGCTTATTATTATTATGTAAAAATAGGTCAGTGGAATAAACCATATCAACTAACTATATAACAGGAAACAATGAAACCGCATATTAAGAAGAACTCCAAGATGTTAATTGCTTGGATAGATAGTAAAGGTAATATACAATTCATGAGCAATATGACTGTTAACCAGAAACGATTAGTTATGAAATCATTAAATGAGGAACCTAAAAATGAAAAGATTTGATCAAATCGGAGGTCCATACCCAATGGCTGAAACCCCAAATGGATATTGGATCACTTATGATTCTTATAACCAAAGTGTCTTAGATGCCAATAAACTGGTAGAGAAATCTAGGAGAGCAAGAGACAATCAAGCATCTTCATACACATCTAAGTTAGAACATCTTCACAATATAATAATCGTTTTATCTGTAACTCTATTTGCTACAGTTGCATCTTTAATTTTTATAGGATTAACAAAATGAGTAAATTAATTGTTGGTATAATGGCAATAATATTTGGGATTGTGTCTGTTTCTGCATGGATTACTCATGTCATTACTTGCATAGAAACTCAACAATGGCTATTTTTGATAGCTGGATCTATTGCTGCACCCATTGGAATTATTCACGGGTTTGGTATTTGGGTAGGTGTTTGGTGATGGCATATAACGATATTTTAGTGAATGATCTAGAAAAGCTCCTTTCAGAAGCTAACAAAAAACTAGAAGAAAACCTTGCTGAACATCTAGAAGACCAAGAATATAATTTTAAATGTATGATGGAGATAAGTGACGATTTAGATGATGAAAAGGCTAGAAGCGAGAAATTGTGGTCCTTGTTGATTATCTCATCTGCTTTTAACGTATTAGCTGCAATCATCGGTATCATAGTTACCCTTGGAGTATTTTAACTTGAACGACAATGAACCGCTCAACAGACCAATGGATTGCTATTATGACCTCCTTGAGGAGATTTTATCGCAAGGTAACAATTCAGACGATCGCACTGGCACAGGAACTCTAAGCCTATTTGGTAAGCACCTTGATTTTGATTTGAAGGAAGGATTCCCATTACTTCCAGGAAAGTTTACTTCATTCAAATTGGTAGCTGCAGAGTTGCTATGGTTTCTATCTGGTTCAACTGACAATGAAAAATTGAGGAAGTTGAACGGTAATGATAAACCAACAATTTGGGAAGAATGGGCTGATGAAGATGGTGACCTCGGACCAATCTATGGTCATCAGTGGAGAAATTGGTGGGCTGAAGGTGAAGATGCGGTTGACCAGATAACCAGCCTTATTGAAGGGTTGAGAGAAAGACCATTCAGTCGTAGACATATTGTATCTGCATGGAATGTTGCTGATTTGCCTGATGAAGAAGTGTCGCCACAACAGAATGTATTGAATAGTAAGATGGCATTAGCACCTTGTCACACATTCTTTCAGTTTGGGGTTAGGAAATTGACATTCGAAGAAAGAACTATTCATTGTTCTTCTATCTGCCCCACCATATTCTATAAAGAAGAATATGAAAAAATTATGGATGATCTGAGTGTCCCAAAATATGGTTTGAGTTGCCATCTGTATCAACGTTCAGCTGATACCTTTCTTGGGGTTCCATTCAATATTGCTTCTTATGCATTATTGACTGAGATGATCGCTAATGTTGTAGATATGGTACCAGATAAACTGCACATATCATTTGGTGATGCTCATCTATACAAAAATCATATTGAGCAGGCTGAGGAATTACTGAAAAGAAACTTAGGGTTGTTTAGTTTACCTAAACTTGATATTGATAAGAAATATGAATCCATAGATGATTTTACTATGGGTTCATTTCAAATAGAGGGATACCAATTTCACCCCTCTATCAAAGCTCCAATATCAGTCTAAACTACCCAAGGTAATGGTGGAGTAATAGGTTGCGCGACTAATCTTGCTGCGAGATTATTATCAATACTATTATAGTAAGAATTTACCTGATTAGTCCCTAAAGCAGATTGAACGGAAGCTATAACTGAAGCTTCCGTTAAATCGTGAAATAACGCTTCAGGGTCTGTTCCATCGGTCATAAGTAAATTCAAAGGCGTCACGCCATTGATTGTAATAGAGTTAGTTCCATCAGTTCCAGTTAGATTCCAAGATGCTGATTTTACGGTTTCAACGTCGGTATCAGCGTCAGGGTCTAATCCGGTAAGTCCGGTGATTGTCCAAGTATATGTGTTTGACATTTTATATTCCTTATTTTAAGTTAATGGTTAGTTTGTAGAGCCATAATATATAAATCATAATGTAATAAAACTCCAAGGTAAACTATGATAACAATGATTGCTGCAGTATCTTCCAATGGTGTTATTGGCGATTCCAAAACGAATAAGATGCCTTGGCATTGCTCAGAGGAACTAAAGTTCTTCAAATTAGAGACTATGGGCAAGACCTTGATTATGGGTAGAACTACTGCTGAATCAGTAGGCAAACTTCCAGGTCGTGATGCTATAGTTCTTTCAAGGAACAAGCACTATACCCTAGAGGGGTTTGAGACTATGAGTATGGATAACTTCCTATATGAATATGAGAAGAACCCTGATAAAGAGTATATAATTTGCGGAGGAAAAGAAATATACGAATTATTTTTAGATTATGCAGATTATTCTATCATATCGACCTTAAACTTCCCCGCAGAAGGTGATGTATATCTACCTGTAATGAATCGTAGAGGTGGTTACAAGTTTCAGATAGTTGAAGAGATTGAATACAATGAGTTTACAGTGGTCAAGTGGAGACCACGAAAATAAAGCTTTACTTCTTTAAATAAATATAGTATATTAGTGGTATTATATTTAAAGAGAGAACTATGCGTACGTTTAAACAATACCTTCAAGAAGATGCTATTAAGTTAGGAAGACTTAGCATCTTTGATATAGATGATACCTTATTCCATACCACAGCTCAAATTGCCCTTCTAAAGGATGGCGTTCTGGTAAGGTATCTCACCAACCAAGAACTCAATACATATTCTTTAAAAAAGGGTGAATCATTTGATTTTGATGAGTTTAGAAGTGCTTCTAAGTTCTACCACGAATCAAGACCTATTGCTCGTATGTTAAGTAGAGCCAAAGCAATCTTATCTCACTCTTTGAAGAATCCTTTAAGCAAAGTCATTATAGTTACCGCAAGAGCGAACTTTGACAACAAGAATCTATTCTTGGATACCTTTAGGAAACATCAATTTGATATTGATAAGGTAAGGGTAGAACGTGCAGGCAATATTATGGATATAGATGATACTGCTGCAAAGAAATACGTTATCATTCACAACTATCTAAAGACTGGGCAGTTTGATCGATGTTCTTTATTTGATGATGCTATGAGTAACCTAAGAGGTTTCTTGAAACTAAGAGCAGAGTTTCCAAACATTAAGTTTGAAGCCTACTATGCTGGAGCGGATGGGTCAATAAAATTAGTTAAATAAAAGCTTTACTTCTTGTTCTATTTATAATATAATAACTCATAAATTAAATAAATGAGAAAGAAAAATGAACAAAGCATTAAACTATACAATCGAAACATTACTAAGCATACCAGTGATGTTTGTATTTACTTGTCCTGTTATAGTAACTATTTTAGATATTTTGTAAATAAACCTTTACTTCTTGAGTTATTCATTATATAATAACTCATAAATTAAATAAACCACTTGAAAGAGAAACTATATTATGAAACTGAATCAAAACACAAAAATGAAAGTTATCACTGGTGATGTAAGTTTTTACACTACTGTCAAACAAATCCGAGGCGACTTCGGAACTTCTATGTACTTCACTGCTGCAGTTAATTCTGCTCTTGAATCTTTAGAAAGACAAACCTCTAAATTGGTTAGACCTATTGGGGTTGCTGGTACTTGGAGCAACTACCAAATTCAATTGGACATCGTTCAATAAGGTGTGGTGAAGCATCCTTGCTTCACACTTCCTTGTCCACGCCCTTATTTATACAAATTAAAAGTTCTAAAATTATATACTTTTCGTAAAATCTATAGTATAATAACTCATAAATTAAATAAACCAAGTGAGAATAAAATGAAAAATAATATCTTAACTCTAATCTACTCTATCGTTTTTGGTATCTTCTATGTGGTAGTCACTACACTGTTGGGAGTTTAAAATGAAAGGTTCAATTAGAATGTTTTTAGGTGCTGCTATGATTTTTGGTGGTGTTGGTTGTATCGAAACTTCTCCTGTTCCTGGGATTGCTCCTTTACTCTGGATACTAACAGGCGTGCTTATAGTGATGATTGTGATTAACGATCTAAGGAGTTGAAGGTGTTTATATTGTTAATTGTATCATTCACAGGCGATGTTATGACTTCCCCTTATCCATCTGCAGTTGATTGCGAAAAGGCGTTGTTTCAAAAAACTGATAATGGTAACCTCAAGAAAATGAGAATTGCTGAATGTGTTGAGGTAATTAAATGAAGAAGAAACTTTTTATATTGTCGTTGGACTTTGCTTTAGTGTTTTTTATTATAATGTTCTTTGTGGCTGCTGTTTTTACGAACGAACTAATAATATTGTTTATAATGGGATTAGCTTTAATCCCAATTCTAACAGGATACATCAATACCAGAAAGAACTATCTGAATAATTGGAGGTTAAAATGAAAAATAAGATTGAATTTATAAAATGGTTATTTAATGGATTAGATCGATCAGATTGGTGGTGTGTTTTATTCCTTACCCAACAACTAATAGGGACTGTCTTGATGTTTACATTAGAACCACCTTATGACATTTATGCGGTGGTGTATATACTTACCTTACTCTTAGTAGGAGCACTATACTTCTTTATATGGTCCCCTTTAACATACGCCTATAAAAAATTCCTGAGGTCAAAATGAATGAAATGACGCCCGATGAAAAAGCAACCTATAAGTTGTTGATGGTTAATATAGCTAGTAACTCCACACCATTCAATATTGCAAGATTAAAAGAATTTGTTGAAATTGTTAATTTACGTATTGAAGGTTCACGTTATAGGAGCGAGTGGGAATAATGAGTTATACGCGATGGTCTACCTCGAATTGGTATTCGTTCTATAATGCTATAGGCGAAGACTCAACCCTTGAAGAACAAGTATTGTCATTGTGGCATACCTCAGAACAAAAAAGTTTTACCTACTCTGAATTGTTATCCTTGGGTGAGAAGAAGTTAAAATCTATCTATCCTGAAGCTGATAATGATGATATTCTCGAAGCATTATCTATCATAGACCGATTTAAGGGAGATGCTCTTGGTTATTTTAAGGATGATGGAAAATGATAATTTTAGCTAGTTGGTATTTGTTTGGATTATTGATAATGTTGATTCCAGTAATGTTTATAGATGGGTTCAAGGATACAGATTTTTGGTTTTGGTTTAGAATATCTACAGTATCATTATTAGGTCCTTTGTTATTAGTAATAATTTTCATTGCTATATTAATGACAATATTTGATTTCTACCATATAGATGGATAGTAAACTTGGTTGGGATTTGTTTATGTTGCTCTTATTGAATCACATGAGAGTTGCAGAAGCGCCTCTCCCAACTGAATATTGGGTTGCTGTTTCAATATCCCTAATCATAGACGACTGGAACTTAGAGGAAAAGATATGAATGAAGATAATGAGCACAAATGGTTAGAAGAGTTTGCGGTGGCGGCTGGATTCACAGTATTTGAAGACGGTACAATGGAAGTTCCAGATGAATATATGCTTGATGAGTTACTTGAAAATTTTGCTAATATAATTGCTGAAGTAGCTGTAAAGCAATTCGTTGATACTATGTGCGTTGACCTACGTGGTGGCGAAACTTTACACTAAGGAGTTGAAATATGAAAAAGTATAGAATTAAATGTTATTATAAAGATTTTTGTAGTCAAAATCGTGTGGTTTATATGCCCCAAGTTAAAAAATTATTTTGGTGGGTTGATCTTTGTGGCTCAGTTACATTTTGGGATTCTATAACAAAAACGAAAGAAAGTGCAATGAGTTTTATCCAAGATATTAAAGATACTGAGGCTAAAAAATCTATGCCTATAACATATATTGATGTGGAATGAATTCTATGATAAACGGTGAAGGGTCCCCATTAGGCGCTGTTCTTATGGGATCAATACTTCAAAATTGTGTTGATGGTTTGGGATTAAATGCTAATGCTAAACTTATAGCAAAAACCCTTACTGAACAAATGTCTTTTGAGGACCTTAAGAGTTTATATTATCTAAACAAATATAATTATTATACAGATAGGTTCAGTAAGCAACAATTAGAAAAAATAGTCTCTGATATTGGAGACAAACCAATAGCAAAACAATTCTATATTTCGAGGCCTTCTATATGAAAATTAAATTTCAAAAGATGTATATGGAGATAGCTGAAACTGTTTCTAAAATGAGTTATGCTAAACGTCTTCAAGTTGGTGCTATTGTTGTGAAAAACGATAGAATCATTAGCCTTGGGTATAATGGCACACCATCTCTATGGGATAATAACTGCGAGGATAAAGAATGGATGCCTGAAGGATGCTTACATCCAGGTGAATACCCTGAAGAAGAATATTCAGATTATGGATATGCTGTTGTTGGCAAATACAGACTGAAAACTAAATCTGAAGTAATCCACGCTGAAATGAACTGTTTAGGTAAACTTGCAGGTAGTTCTGAATCAGGAAATGGAGCAACTATGTTCCTCACACACGCTCCTTGTATTCATTGTGCCAAGATGATATATGGTGCAGGAATAATCAACGTATTCTATAAGAATGAATATAGAGATAAATCAGGAGTTGAGTTTCTTGAGAAGTGCGGGATATATATACACTTACTATAATAGTATTAATCTGGGAATAAAATGGTCACCCAATTAGATCAACCGATGGTCAATCTCATAGTAACTGATGAGTATATTAAAAACACAATAGAGATAATATCAGATAATTTAGGATATGTAGTAAAATCTTTCAAGTCGAACATTGATTTCTTTACCAATTACGATAGATCTAAAAATAGTTGCACTGTAGTTAATATAGATTCAACAAATAGTTTTATCGATACTGCCCCTAATCTAAAGAGCGTATCGGCGCCATTTATCTTCTTATCTATGTTTGCTGATACTAAAATCACCTCAAAAGCATTTAAGATGGGTGCTTTTGAATTTATGGATTATTCTGATATTGAATCTTTAATGCCCTCGACTCTAACAGAATGTATGCAGTTAGACATTATCAGAAGAAAAGAATTTATTGAATCAGCTAGTGCTTCAGAATTATTAAAGTTATTATCCTCTAAAGAAGAAGAAGTTCTAACCCTCTTAGTGAAAGGGTTCTGTCATAAAAAAATAGCT